ACGTCGAAGTGTCTACCGTTAGATTTCCGCTGATTGTTTGTGCGCCAGTAAGCGCGAGTGTCCCTGCGGTGACGTTGAGGTTTGCGCTGCCTGTGTTTATTGCTAATGCGTTGTTGCCGCTGGTATCAATGGACGCCGCCGCATCAAACGAAAGCGTCCCTGCATCTGACTCAATCGTACCTGCGTCTAACGTCAGTGTAGCTGTACCTGCATCGAGCGTTAGGTTGTTGTTGCCAGAGGTGTCAATCGTAGAAGCAGCATCAAACGACAGCGTTGTAGCTGCAACGGCCAATGCTTGTCCACTATCACCAATGCTATCTGCGTAGAGGTTCGCCCACCGCACTGACGTAGTGCCTAAATCGTCGGTGCTGTCGGTGTCAGATACAATGTCGTTGCCACTTGTAATGCCACCACCTAAAACAGCATTTCCAGATAGGTATAAATGGCGTGGTCGCGTAGCACCCGATGCGCCCAGATCGTATGTGTTGTCCGTGAATTTTAGATGGGAGGTAATAGTGCTATTGATAGTGAGCGTATCGGATGCGCTATCTCCAATCGTGGTGTTTCCGTTGAAAGATGTTCCACCCGTCAACGTCAACGTGCCGCCGATGGACACATTGCCGGCAAACGTTGCTACCTGAGATGATGATAGTGTTAATGCTGTCGTGCCGTTGGTCGTAAACGCCAGGCTGTTTGCGCTGTGACTGTAGGCTATTTTGCCTATATCGTTATCAGCCGCATCCCCGAAAAAAATATTTCCATCGCTGCTACTGCCCGATAGAATCGACAGACCTGACGCTGTGCTGTTTTCTAGTACAGCTTCATTTGCATCTGCGTGTGCTTGAACACTGCCGGCTGATGCCGTGTGAACGTGCAGCTGCCCACCGTCTGCGGCAGTTATACCAGATCCAACTACTAACTCGCCCAGAACATAAGTGCCAGTGCTGTCTATGTCTGAGTTAGTAATGGTATGGTTATATATGTTTTGGTATTCTGCGTTAAGGTCACTCGCTGTAAGCGTTTCGCCGCTTACCCACGTTTTTAATGCAGTTAAATTCATTCAGCATATGTCTCCCACGGTCTTATGATTTTTTACCGGGCCGTGTGCCGGTTATTGTCCCATATCTTCGCGCGTCTTACGCACTACTCCTTGACCTGATGCGCGCCCCAACACATTGATTAGCTGTTGGCCTGTCGCGTCTTGTAACACACCTTCAGTTAAATACCTTCTGCCGCCTGGCGTAATAAACGCATCGCCAATCTTTCTTTGTGCAAAGAATTTTGCCAACGCTACAACTGGACGCGCTACTATATCCATCATCTGATCATAAAACGCTAATGCCTGACCCGATCTGGACGTATTTCTAAACCGCTCTGATGTGCTTGCCTCGCGCAGCATCTTGGAAAAGTCTAACAGATCGCGCGCCAAATCTTGCCCGAATATGGCTACCAATTTCTTTTCGCCGCCAATGCCTTCAATAAAACTCATCATCTTTGCACCGCTTAGATTTACACCTACATCACCGCGCACCTGCGATTTTTCTCGCATTTTCTCCAATATTTCAGCCTGTAGATTTCTAAACGCCTCTACGCCCTCTTTTGATGCCGGCACACCTGTTGGCGTTTCTACTGCAGCCAATAATTGTTTTAGTCTTATTACTTCTGTTGGCTGGAAATTGCTGCTCATAACGCGCTTTGCTATACCTTCTGTTTTATCTGGATTTTTAACGAGACTTGCAGCTGAACTTGCATCTAAATCAAACGCCTCTTTTGCCATTAGCTTTGCTCGACGCGCCTTTGCCGGCAATTCTCTGGGCAATCGAGCAGCCTGACCCATCTGTTCGTCAGCCTGTGCAGCTAACGCATCTCGCGTTGTTTGGCTGCCGCCTTCCAGATCCATTATGCGCTTATTCAGCAGTGTATCTAATCGCTGCTGGTCAAATGGGCTTAGTTCACCGCGCTCCATAGCATCAACTAAACGCGGCGCAAAATCCATCAATTCCTCGCTATCCATTCTATTGATGGTTGATTCTACGCCGTCCACATCACGGAAATCCATGTCTGGCATACGGCTGGCAAACATATCAACTGCTTCTTCTTCTGCATCAATAGCAACCTTTCTATAAAATTTATCATCCCGGCGCAGTGCTTCTAACAGATCATCCATTGTCTCGATCTGCAATTGTGGGAATCGTTCGCGTAATTGTTCGGCAACCAGATCAGCACTTGGTGGTGCTACCTTATTTTGGTTACGCTTACTCGTTTCAACGCCTCTAAGCCGGCGCATCACGCGTGGTGATATGTTGTCTGGAAGACTTTTGGTGCTAAGACCGCCCACGCGCTCTATAGCTTGTGAAAGGCTTATCATGTTAGCTGGATCAACTGCGCCCTGTTTCGCCTGGCGCGATGCAATTTCAGACTCACGCGATAATACGTTTCGCATCTGTTGTGGGTCTAACCGCGTCCCTTGCATAAAGAACGCTTCAGCATCTTCTGCCAATCCACCGTATATATCACGCAGATGCGCGTCTAACCCCGTTGCGCGCACATTGTCTGGTTTGCTTCGCAACATATCACCGATGCGTTTTCTAAAATTATCTAACTGTCCAAAACTCGTAATATCCCCCACATCGTTCATAATTCCAGCTAAATCTTTATCTAATGCTGCACCCGTTTGGAATCCAGCCCCTGCGCCCGTTCGATCCATTACGCGCTTAACAGCATCTTCTGTATTGGTCGTTACAACCCTTGCTTCATCTGCTACAAACTTTCTTAACTCGTCGTAGGCCTTACCCACTGCATCTCTACGCACATCAATACCTGTTTCTACAGCGGTGTTATATAGCTGATTGCTATCAACGCCCTTTGCTATCTGCAGATCGCCTACTATGCGGTTAAACGCTTCGCCTACTTCTCTGTTATAGGGTTGTGTCACTTCCTCATCAAAACGGCCTATGGTTGCCGGGAATGTGTCTCTGACGCGCTCTTCAACGTTTTGCAATACAGGACTTGTAGATTGCTGACCTGCTGATAATTGGCTACTAATGTCTGTGCCGAGCTTGGTGTCGAATCGAGCCGCCTCGTCTATAACGTTGCTGCGCTGCGTGCCTGTTATTGCGCCTTTGAACGGTGCAGCAGCATACCTTCCAAACCTTGCCAATTGTTTACCCAATATGTCACCACCGGCTGAAGTAATTGCCTCCATCCCCAAATCACCGACATTCACCCCCTCTTCACTGCCCAACATATTAGCGATGCCCTGCTCTATTGCAGCACCAGAAACGCCGGCTGCAGATGCGGCTGCTATAGGTGCGCCCGTAAATGCCGCTGGTGAGGTTGCTAACCCTGCTAAAGTAGAAAGAATGGTGCGCGGCGTGCGTCCCACCATGTCGGCCACATCGCCTAATTCTATCTCATCTGGATCAACAGGCTGCGTGCCTAATTCCGTTCGCACCATTGGCCGGCCATTGTCCAGATATGCGTCAAACCCTCTACGCCGCAGAATGTTCACCTCTCCCTGTGGCGTTACAGCAAATCCAGATTGTAAACGATCAAAGAATCCGGGCGGTGTATTAGCACGTTGGAATTCGCGCAGCTGTTCACGGGTAAACCGCGCAAGCATTTCTTCTCTCGTTAGGCCGCGCAAATCTTCTTTAGTAAGTTTTTTTGCCATTAATTAGTTTACCGAGGGTTATACCAAGATGGAAAAAATGGGTTATTTAATGCGTCATTAACCGTTTTTAAAATTTCCATATCATTCATTTCTTCAACTACTTTTACTGGCTCCCACAAATTCAGACGTATAGGATCGTCACCACCATATTTAATTTTTATCTCATTAAATATGCTAGTGTCTATGTAGTCTTCTTTTGCATTTAGGCGTAATGGATCAAGGTATGTTTTGAAATCCAGATTTGGGAATCTGCTCTGTCTTGCTTTGACCATATTGTCAATAAAACTGTCTATTTCTCTGCGCCGAGCTTCAAACGAGGCAAAACCCAATTCTAAGACCTTTTGCCGGCCAGCTGATGTGAGTCTATCACCATCAATTAAACCCTTTAGTATGACACCCCTGTTTTGAAACCAACCTTGTGCATCTGCTAAACTTTTAAACTCTTCAGTTAATACGGCAGAACCTGGGTCTTGTACTTTTGCCAGTGCCTTTAGCATTCCTAAGTCACCGAAACCACTGTCCGACATATCGCCCTGCACCATTTCGGTAATAGCGCGCGTAAAATCACCGCGCTGCGTTATTAGCTTTTGCTTTGACACATCCGCATATACTTGGTTTAACGCCTTATCATCTATCTCTCTTAACTGTATCCTTACTTCGGGTGCTTTGCCTCGATAACCTGCTATAAAAGATTGTGCCACCCTACCTGATGGATCAGCTGCTAATGCCTTTTGGTATTCTGGTGTAACAAACAAATCTTCATTCGACATATGCGGATTGCTGAACGCGTATGATTGCCCAATTTTTTCGTTTGTAGTGATTAACGATTGGAACGTGGGTAGTTTCTCATCGCCGCGCGCAGCTGCCTGTGCGTTTAAATCTGCTATGCGTGCTTCATTGTATCTTTGTTGCTGCCTAAACAACAAATCTTCGCGCGCTCGTTTAGCAGCATCTAACTGGCGTTGATTCATTGTAGCGTCAAACACACTGCGCCCGTACTTGCTTAAATTTTCTGGAATTTGTGTTTGCGTTTTACCCAATGTTTGTAACAATCTTGGGTCGCCTTGTGGTAACATTTGCAACGCCGCGCCAAACGTTGCCGAGTCTTTAGGTAGTGGTGCAGCCTGTGCAGCTGTTGTCGCTAACTGTCTATCAATCGCCATCTCTGCAGCTTGTCTTTGTAAATCTTGTGTAGCTTGTGCAGCCTGGCGCGCCGATTCTGCTTCTTTTAAACCTCCATACAAACCTATCGCCTGTGAACCAATGCCGGCGATCTGTCCTAATGACCGCAAAGTGTTCGCCTTGTTGCTGCCGCTAAATGATAGTGGCACTTGTGTGGGCGTTGCCCTGCCGCCAAACGCGCTCACCAAATTGGCGTAATTATTTTCTTTTTGCTGTGCTGCACGCTGTCTCTCTTGTGCGCGCCTCAATGCACGCTGCTCTTTTTCGCGCGCTTTATTTTCTAAGTATGATTGACCTAAGTTTAAACTGATTTGTGCGGCAAGTAGATAAGGATTCATTTATAATTGCTCCATTACTATACTCGTATCCATTCTAAACCATCTGGCGATAATTTATATAGATTTCCTTCTTCATCCATTCGTGTACCGGCCTGACCTGCCACTGGGGTTGTTCTGGGCGGTGGGTCTGGTGATCCGGGTAAATCTACACCGGCTGGATCATCCGTGTAAATATTTCTTCGCAAATCTGAATCATTTAACAGCCTATCCAATATTGCTGCGCGGCCCGGTGTGCTATAGTAACCGTCTCTACCTAACGCCAACGCTTGCACTATGTCTCTATCGCGCATTTCACGATCAAATCCAGTTTCTGCCCTTTCTGCTGCCTCACCCGTCAACGTTGTATCACCTTCCACCTCGCCAAACAGCGCGTCTTGTATAGCGCGCTCTGCTCTACTCTCAGCACCTTGTGACGCGGCTATGTCCTGATCAAGTGCCTGTTTTCTCATTGTGTCTACAGGTGTAGGATCACCGCCGTATTGTCTGTATTCCCCAGTAACGTCTGCTTCAGCAATTCGCCGGTTCAACTCATCTGTAGTCAATCCACTGGCAACCTGTTTACCGGATAATGTGGTTATCGGATCTGCACCCTCTTCCAATCCAGTTTGCACTTTGCCAAATAACTGGCTTTCAATTTGTTGCTGTGCGCGTTGATTATTTGCTATCGCCATTTTCTCTTCTAAATCCATTGCCCTGCCGGTCAGCGTATCTATTGGCGTTGGATCACCGCCATATTGCCGATATGCACCCGTCACACCGGCTTCAGCTATACGCCGGCCCTGCTCTGCAGATGTTAGATCGGAGGCTAATGCCTGATCTGCACGCGTATCTGCCCCTCTTGCCGATTCGCGCTGCTGCTCTGCCGACAACAAATCAGAATCTAAACCGCGTTCAGATCGCGTATCTGCTCTTGCTGCTAATTGTCGGTCTAACACTGCTGATGTAAGATCAGACCCTAACGCCTGTGCTGCTCGATCATCGCCGGCCTGTGCTAATCGACGGTCTAAATCAGCACTAACTAAATCAGATTTTAAACCACGCTCTGCTCTACCAGATGCGTCTGTAGCTATTTGTCTATTGATTCGATCTGTTTCTAAATTAGATAGCTGCCCCTCGCGCCCGTAGACATCTTGCATGGCTTGCCTACTTGCATCCAGTTCAGCTATGTCTAACGCGTCACGCCGGCCCTGCAATCCAGCCGCTTGGCTTACCGCATCACCAGACATACCTGCTGCCATCGCAGACCTACTGTCTGCCGCTCCAACCAATCCAGCAACATCGCCCATTGCAGCGCGCTCAAGGTTTTCATTTGCCAGTGCTAACTCATCGCGCCGGCCTTGAAATCCTAACGCATCGTCTATTGCCTGTGATTGCATATCAAACGCGCGTGCGTCGATGTCACCCAATGCGCGTTCACGCTCACCAATAAACGTGCCTAATGCTTCTGCGGTGTCACCGCTACGCAATACCCCCAGGCGATTAAGGCGTTCCATCAATTGGTCTTGCTGCTGTTCGCTGCGGCGTATAAAATCAGCGCGCTCTTGTTCGATGAGCGGATTGCTGCCACCTAACAATCGTTCGCGTAGCACTTTTTCAGCACTGGTAGCTAAATCGCCTTCTACGCTAACGCCGCTGCTATCTAATCTGCCAGCAGCTTTTTCTAATGCTCGATCCAACGCTGGACGATCTGGCAGTGGATCACTGGTCAAACGCTCTAGTACATTAGCTTCAGCTGCATCAGCCAATGTGGTGTCTGGATCAATAAGCTGTTGGTCTTTTGCTCTATCAAGCAGACTCGCATCCGCAACGTTTGCAGCACTATCAACAACTGCAGAAGTTATTGGATCGCCCGTTCCAACGGCTAAATTGGCCGGCAAGCCCAACGCATCGTATGGCGTTGAAACGCCGCCAGGAACCGTAGCAGCCTTTGCAGCTACCACATCATCTACCGATACATCTTCCCTGTCACCCGTTATACCGGCCAAGATTTTGTCATACGCTTCCGACGACATCCCTGCATCGTCTTCTGTATCGCCGGCTAATATCGCTGCATATTCGTCGGGTGTCATACCTTTAGACGTTGCTGGATCATCACCAGCTAATATTTTTGCGTATTCATCCGCCGACATACCTACATCAAGTTCGTTCTTTTTTAGTCCCGAAATTGCATCATCACCGCCCAAAATAGCGTCATACATATCCGCTGTCATTGGCGGTTCTGCCGGTGGTGTTGTAGTCTGCACCGGGCTTTTACTAAAAGCATCTGTGTATTGCTTGTTTGGGTCTGGCGGTGGCGTATACGGATCGCTTGTCCCGCTGGCGTATGGATTGACCACCTCATTGGTTACCGGTGTTGTAGTCTGCACCGAACTTTTACTAAAAGCATCTGTGTATTGCTTGTTTGGGTCTGGCGGTGGCGTATACGGATTGCTTGTCCCGCTGGCGTATGGATTGACCACCTCATTAGTTACCGGCGGTGGCGTATACGGATCGCTTGTCCCATTAGCGTATGGATTGACCACTATTGAACCTGTTGCTGATGCGGTATTATTTACTTCTGGCGATGCAGTCTGCACTGTGTTTTTACTAAACTGATCTGTGTATTGCTGGTTTGGGTCGGGTGTCGTAGTCTGCACCGAATTTTTACTAAACTGATCTGCGTATTGCTTGTTTGGGTCAGGTGGTGGCGTATACGGATCGCTTGTACCACTGGCGTATGGATTATCAGGATCTTCAACCCCAACAGCATTAAATAGATTAGTAATACCGGGGTTGCTGGTTCCGCTTGCATATGGATCATATACGTTTTTTTTCTTTTTCTTTTGCGTTTTCGGTGTGCTGCTGCCACTCGCATATGGATTGTAAACGGCCATTAAGTAACCCCTGCCTTTGGTTTTCTGTGTCGTCCTATCATTTTATACTGTAAATGCGTTCGACGTATTCTAAATGGTTCATCTTTTGTGTTGTTAGTAAACTTCAAACTGCTGTGTGGGTCGTAACCCTTTAGATCAATGTCTTTTGATACCATGCGCTTTGTGCCGAGAAGACTTTCGCCAAGCGTAAACGCATTCATCACGCCGCCGCCGCCAATAGTAGACATCGTTGTCGTGTTACCGCCTACGCCCTGCGATTCTTGCTGCACTCCAATTGTAAACGCTCCCAACCCATCAAAATACACGCGCGAGTATAACCAGCGCAGATCAACGTCACCGCCCATCGGTGCAGGTGCAGAGGTTTCAAAATGCGCGTCATACGCTGCGCCTTCATGGTTGTATACGGTTGCCGGCGCATGATCTAACAGCTTACCGTCAAAATTGCCGGCGTGCGGCTTGTCGTCTATTATGCCAGCACAATTCCGTTGAAACGTTGTACCTGCTCCGTTTAACGGCCCATACCACGCAAACCGCGTTTCGCCAGATACCTGATCGACGTATCTGTGACGCATCGACATAACCATCACATTATTGCAATTATTACTAGTGTTCGGCAGCCAAAACCACACCTCGTTTTCGTCTGGATAATACACGGCAAACGATTGGTGTAGTCTGTTTTTTGATATGTCCGACCAGTATCCATCATCTAACGCGTAGCTAACCTTTTCTATGGTTTCGCCGCCGGCCCACATATAGATGCCGTCTTCCATTACAAACACTTGTGCATTGCCCGGCACCGTAACAATCGAGCGACCAGATAGCGCGCCGCCGTGCTGCGTGTTTCGTGGATCGGTGGTTGTGCGTTGCTGTAGTTGGTAAGGAATCGTTGCGTTGCCGGTAGGCAGCAGAATAGATATGAAATCTTCTGTGTGGATTGCTAACGCGTTTTGTAGCGGCTGCAGACCCGTAACAGGCGAACCGAGATTGTAAAACGATGACGCATCCCACGTTTCTGGATCGCCAATGTCTGAATACCACACTCGATCAGAATGTGCGTCCGTGTGACCGCAAAATACGCGGTTATCAAAAAATGCTACATGATCAGCCGTATTAAACCGGCTATCAACGTCTAATGCAGCTGCATTGCCACTCCCCGTCCATTTAATAGGTGGGTTAAAGCCGTTAGTAAGAATCAACGTATCAAACGCGCGCACCCACTCAAACGTATAATCGTCATTTGCAGTAATCGAAACAGATCCAGTTATGTCTGTCCATCCGCTGTTGTAGTAATACATTTTTGTGCCGGCCACGATAAACACATACTCTGTGCCGCTCGATGGAACGCGAAACTGACCGCATGCAGTTAATGTCGGCGTGCCAGATATAGCTGATGCGTCCTGATAGCTCTTTACGCCCAACGCTTTTTCTACCGCAGCAGATTGCGTTAGGCGCGTGTTAAGCATATCGCTCAACCCATTCGGCCCGATACTTTCAGCTGGCATATCATAGCGCACGCCCTGCGTCCACGGCCCGTATTTAATTGTCTCTGCAGCTATAGGCATTAATTTGCCTCTACTACCAAAGAGTTATCCGTGCGAACGATAAACGAATACGGTTGATCTGATGCCGGGTATCGACGGTTACCCTGCTGCGCCAGGTTCGCCTTCATCATCAAACGTATGACGCGATTCATCTCAGCCGCTTCACGTTGCGCGCCGGCTTCATCGCCTTTTTCCTCGTAGTATAGCTTGGCCGCGCCGTAAATCAGCGCAGACTCTGCTATCTGAGGAAAACCGAGCTTAAGAAACGTTTGATTATCATTGGATGCGCCCCATTCGGTTATAGCTATTTGATAGCGCACGCGGATGGTAACATTGGTGCTGGATGGCGTATAATACAGTTCAATGGTAGGATAGCCCGTTGTCGTATCAACGCCGCCCACAAACACTTTGTAGACGTTGCCGGTTAGACTGCGGTCTTCGTCTGACATATCGTATTCATCTGGCCCGACAATCTCCAAAGGCCATTCATCTGTCTCATTGACGAACGACCACCATGCCGTTATCGCGCCATCTACGGGCGTGTAAACGCGCGTGGTAGCTGATGATAGATAGGTAGCACTAACACCGCTTGATCCACCTAAAAGCGTTTCTGATGCTGCAAATGTGCCGCTTTCACTATAGACGTATAACAAGCTATTAGTCGTATCATGCGAATCTACTACTGCAGTTTTTCCGCTGGTGCCTGTTATTGTTTCGCCTACCGTAAACGTTCCACTGGCATTGCTAACAGTAAACGTCAACGTAGTTTTAAACGTTGTCGTTCGGTCTAACCACCACCATTTAAGTAAATTGCTTACTTCAATGGCTGTCAGATTAAGGTATTTACGCGCACGGTTTTTAAACGACGTGTTACCAGCGTCTAACCCTACGCGATCTAATACTAGTTCGATGCCTTCGTTTAGTGTCATTCATAGTCTACGATGTGGTTATGTTTACCCACGCGCCGCCCTTATACACCTGCAGCTGATTATCTGTTGTGTTGTAGATAATCCAGCCGTTCGATGCAGTTAATGCGTTGCGTTCGGTTGTTGTAAGTGTTGGTGCTTG